CTCCCCGTAGCAGAGCCAGAGCTGGTCTCTTCCGTTTTCTGCCCCTGCAAGGTAAAAAGGTTCATCAAATCAGGGTCGTTGAAGATTTCAAGCAGTTTTGCGGGCAGAGTGAAAAGAGTCACCTTTTCGGCGTATTCTTTCGGGTCTGCGCCGTCAAGAATCGCAAGAATCTCAATCACTTCCGCTTTGTGATTCTTAATCGCCGTCTTGACAATCTTGATTTTCGGAAGATTGGCTCTAACCGCGTTCGTGATTTCCTTATCGGCCATAATAGCCGTTGCCGGTTCAATCAGATCAGCCAGCAAATCAAGCGCCTTTTCGCCTTTATACTCGGAAAGTTTCATATAAAGTTCTCCTTATCAGGTAGACGGATCGATGCTGTAAAATACCATCGGCACAACGCTCTGCGCGTTGATGGAAACATGACCCGTCAGCTCGATAGCAACCTGCCCCTTGCCGTTCTTAGTGGTCTGGAGGCTAAAGCCGCCAGTAGACAGCGCGTTCTTGAGCTGGATAGCTACACAGCCGCCGTCAGCGCGGTCGCCAACCCACCAAATATCGGAAAAATCAGTCTGCGCGAGATCGCGGCGCGGAACGATCATGCTGGTGTTCGCGCCGTCAATGTCAGCCGCGCCAAGCGCAAGTTTAATCAGCGCGGGAGAAGTGCCAAGTCCAGTCGTGGAAATCTTGCAATCCCATCCGTCAAGGTGCTTGAACTCCTTCATGTTGTTAGGGACGTTATCAACATCCTCGCCAAAATCGGAGTAAGTAGGAACGCAAGTCGGATTGATGCCGCCCGTAGTCGCGCAGATAATGTCAGCGTCTGCGGGGGCGGCAGGAGAGGCAGGATTAAAAGTTTTGAGCAGAACGCCAGCGTCCATCTGGAGCGCGTTAAAAGCGTCCTGCGGGATAACGGTAAACATACCCATGCTTTTTACCTCCGTTAAGTAGCTGTGAGGTATTCAACCTCTACGTTTATATAAATTCTTCTTATGCTGTCGTTTTCGTCAGCCATGCGCTGCGAAAACGGTTGACCGCGTTTGACCCAAATGTAGCCATCGTCGAACTGAATGATTTTACCGCCCAATTTAATCGCGTTATAAATGCGGTCTTTCATAGCGGTTACGCTTGACCATGAAGTGGAACGATCCCAAATGCTGATGGACATAGCGACAGGTGCATCAAATTCCGCGTCCGAAAAGTTGTATGTGATTCGCGGCAAAGAAGCATCGTCCGGCACGGTGTTTTCATCGTAAACAGGCCAGCCAAACGACGCAAGAAACGCATGATAGGCTTGTTCTTTATTCATCCGGCAACACCCACTCTTCCGCTCTAACGCTCCGCATATCAAGGCCAGCCGTTGGAGGCGTTTTCTTATCGTCTCCGTCCGTGGTCACACGAAAGATTTTGCCGTCAGAAAGCCGCCGAAAAACATCGTGGAACTGCAAGTCGATAGCGCGTTTCGTAGTAACGGTGTAAACGCCAGTCACGCCAGCCGCCATGGCGGTTTGAGCCTGTACACTATCATCAATGGAAATCGCCGCGTCAAAAACCGCGCCGTTTACCCATTGCTTAGTGTACCCTCCAATGCCGTCATCAACGGTCGTCTTATCAAGCATTTGGCATTTGGTGGTCATTGCGTCAAGCAAGCTCATAACACAAAATTCCTCCTCAATTTTGACAAACGGCTTTCAAACTGCTTTTGCCATCCAGTTAATTCGCCACTTGTAGAATTTCTGGATTCTTTTGTATAACTGTAAACATTTGGCATTGTTTCCGATGTGAACGGCGACATTGCCATGCTGTCCACGGATTCATATTTGTTTCGCCACGCTTCAATATCGGCGGCAAGGGCGACAACGGCAGGAGGAACCGCCATCGCCCAAACCGCCCCGGTAAATTCTTCATCTGCGAGGCCGTCAACGGGATATTGATACACGCCGTCATTCAGCACACTTCCAACAATGCGGAAATATTGGCCGTTAAGAAGAAAGGGGAGGTCAATGCTTCCGCCGCTGATCGTGTACTCTCCGTAGTGGATGTCTGCATCTCTATCTCGCAGAAAATAATTTTTCAATTCAGCGCACAGTTCTGTAAGCATTGATTCACTCCCCTTCGATAGCCTTTATAATATCGGCTTTTTTCATCGAGCCGCTGACACCCTCAACGCCGTTATTCTCCGCATAATCAAGCAACTGTGCTTTGGTCATGCCGTTAAGATCAACGGCGTTTTCGAGTTCTGCCGGTTCGCTATCAGCGACTCTTGTTAAAAAGTCACCTTGGCAATGCCGTCAAGGTACTCAGCCCACAGAGCCATACCCATCAGCGCGTAGCTCTCGCCCACGGCGGTGGAGTAGTTGCCCTGCGCGTGGAAGCCAATCAGGTTGGTTTCGCCCTGAGTGGTGTACTGGAGGCCGAGGCGAGCAAATTCGCTGTCGCCGGGATCGATGTAATACAGGTCGATGTTCTCCACGGGGGTGGCGATCACCGTGCCGCGAGCGATCTTGCCTGCGGGAAGCAGGAACAGGGTGCTGTAGCCGAGGAAGTCCTTGATGTAGGTCAGGCCAAACTGAGTCTGCACGGTGATATCAGCAGCACCGAGGTAGTCATAAGCATCGAGGATGTTGGCAAAGCCGACAACAGCGGTCACGTCCTTCTGCATGGTGGCAAACTTGTCAAGCACAAGCCCCTGCGCCTTGGCAAGAGCGTCCTGCCAAGTTGCAACGGTCACTCCCTGAGCCGGGGCAAGAGTGCCGGTGTTCAGGAACGTGTAGAACTTGGTCAGCACGGCGTTCTGAAGCTGAGTCAGGAAAGCATCGTCGGACTTCTCAACAGCGATTTCCGCGCCGTACCTGTTCACGTCCTCGATAGGAACGGCCTTCGCGTACTTCTCGATGGTCAGGTCAGCCTTGGAAGCCTGTGCAATAGTGGCCTTGCTGTAGGGGATAACTTCGCCGGGGTCAACATTGCCGGATTCCAGAGCCACGGAAGCAGTATAGCTCACCAGAGAAGTGCCGGGAGCCTTGCGAATAGGACGCATAATGCCGAGAATGTTTCTCAGCGCCGTCCAGTTGTCGCCAAAGCGAGTAACAAAATCGACCTCACGGGCGGTTACGTTGGTATACACATTGGGCAGACTATCGCGGGGATTAGTCAGAGTTTCAACATTAGTTGCGGGCATGATAATGCTCCTTTCGTTAATTCAAAAGTTCTGGATTTTCGGCAAGAGCTTTCTGACGCTCAGAAGTGGACATGACATAACGGCCATGATCGTCTTTCTTGAAAATGTCCGCTTTGGTCAGTTTGCTCCCGCCATTGTTCGCGGGCGGATTTGCCGTCTGTGCGCCCTGTACGGTTTTGGTCACTACCAGCCCCGCAAAAGTGCCGCTAACAAGCGCGTCCAGCGCCGCCGTGTCTTTGATCTTGTCACCGTCAAGCTCGATTGCACCGATCTCGTCTCGGCAACCGCGCATGGCAATGTCAAGATTCGCGCCGGTGATGTTATGTGCCTCAAAGTACGCCTTGACGGCCTTTTCCTTAGCCGACTTGGTTTCCTTTTCGGTGATGCCCTTCTTGTACGATTCAAAGTCAGTATGCTCTTTCTCGTACTTGGACTTCCAATCATCGCCGCTGTTTGCTTTCAGCGCGTCCAACTCCTTCTGAACGTCATCCAGCTTATTCGCCTTTTCCTCCGCCGTCTTGAGCTTGTCTTTCAGCCCGTCAACGGTTTCGGTGTGCATCTCGACAATAGAATCAACCTGTTCGTCGGTCAGCCCCATTGCCTTCAAAGATTTTCTGGTAAGTGCCATATCTTTAGCTCCTTTTCTTCGGCGGGCTATGCTTCGCCCGTTAGCTTGATATACAAAAAATGAGTGGTCAACCTGTAAGCAATACTTACAAGCTAACCACTCTCGGTTCTTCCCGCCAAACGCTTATGACGGGGAATTATTAAAAAAGCGGGTGTAAAACCGCCCACTTTGCGGGGCGGGCAAACTGACCGCAGCGCAGGTTCTATTGACCCAACGCCAGTTTATTTAACAAAAGCCGCCGCATTTATGCATTGTTAAGAGGCCACGGCGGGTGTACTCACGCCCTTTTCAACCGGTCAGGCGCTTTCCCTTGGTATGTTATCCGTTTTCACGGTGTAACATCATGGATTGTCTCTCTCTTCACCCGTACCACTTTAACCCCATCCTTGACGGGGATGATCTCCACCCGCTCACCATTCGTAAGCGTGGCCTCAATCGCCTTTATCTCTTTGTCAGACAGCTTAACGGGCTTTTCCATACTTCATTTTACCACAATGTACAGGATTGTCAAGGGTTATTAGCCTTTCAAAGCCTGTTCTGTAAGCCTTTTGTACTCTGCCGTGTGTTCTGTCGCTGCCGGTTTCAAATACGGACGGGCTTTCATGCGGGACGTGCCTAATTCGACAAAAGCGGCATACGACACATTTGAGCCGATGTAAACGGCTTTTTCGTCTACTCTGACGGCATTGGTGATGCTATTCCGCAACCGTCCAGTATCAACCGGGCAATCGCGTTTTGCATAGCTTTCAGCCGTCAAGCCGATAGCCGTTAACGCCTGTTCAAGCCGATCCGCAAACTCATCTTGGAATTCTTCACTGTTGTCTCTAATTCTAACGTTTATCGCCACGCCTAAACCCCACCACCTTATAAGTCAGCGTACACCGGCAGTTGTACACGTTCGCCGGGTCTTCTGCGTCTGGATCGCCGGGAAACATAATGTCTCCTAATTCGCTTTTGAACGGATCGTCAATATCCTGATCCTGTCCGTTAAGAAGCCTGTGCGCTTCACGCGTCCGTGCGTCAATCGCCGCCAACCAAACCTTGCGCGTGATAACGCCCTTTTCAGCCGCCGCGTGTAAACTGTCCATGCGCCCCTTGTTTTCGGCGCTTGTGACCGTTGTTCGGGCGTTTCGGATTGCGCTTACGCGGTTCATTTCGGTCACATTCCGTAGACGCTTGGCGATCTCCGGGATGCTCTCGCCCTGTATAATGCCCTGTAGCACTTCGGAGTTGACCTTTGCCGTGTTCCATCGCACGTCTTTTTTCCCATCAACGTACT